ATGGGATTAAAGGAATTGAGAACGAAACGCGGTTTAACGCAACGAGAGCTAGCCGAAAAGGTTGGCATGTCAGGCGGCAACATCTCAGATATCGAGAGTGGTAGGCGCTCTGAGGCTAACTTAACCTTAGCCACTGCGATAAAGCTATGTGATGCCTTGCGTGTCGCTAATCCGCGTAAGTTGCTTGATTCTGATTCTGAAACTTCGGCGGATTGAATGCAATCCGCTAGGGCTAGACATGTCTTTACGGCGTGGCTGGTCCACGAAATATTAATGTTCGGCCGATATGATCGGCGTTAAAGTAAGGAGGTGGCATAGTTGCCGACATTGAGCATGTTCTACGGGATCGTTGTTCAGATGAACTACCGTAACGAGCATAACCCGCCGCACATTCACGCGGTGTACCAGGGTCATAGGGCTTCCTATGACTTTGACGGCAATGTGACGGCCGGGGAGCCGTTGCCCCGCAAGCAACACAGGATTCTTGTTGCTTGGATTGAATTGCATCGTGATGAGCTTGAGGCTAATTGGACTCTTGCCATGAACAATGAGCCCATTTATCCGATTGCCCCGCTTGCCCTATGAAACGAGGTTTATTGTGAGTGTTCCCGATGAAGTGTGGGTTACTGACGCTGTGGCGTTGGATGGCTCGCATGTGGCTTTGCGTTTTTCCGATGGTCATTGCGGCGTGCTTGACATGTCGCCATATATGGACGATGGCGTATTCAAGCGGTTGCGTGACCCGAATGTTTTCAAGACGGCCAGGGCCGGTGTGAGTACTGTCGAATGGGATAACGGCACTATCGACGTTGCCCCCGAGACAGCTTATGCGCATGCCGCGCCGTTCGGCGCGTAATTGCCTCATGCTGACGAATCCCGGTTGCCTTTGGCGGCCGGGATTTTGTTGTATCCACCCCATGCGGAAGTCATAATTATACGACACGCCGTACTTGACAGTGTCGCAAGACTATGACACCATAAGTCATGTCAGCCGATAAGGCAGACAGAAAACCGAGGTCACACAATGGGACTACAGGAATATCTGAAGTCCCGAGACATATCACAGAAGGAACTGGCCCAGAAGTCGGGCGTACCCCGCCAAACAATCAACGGACTGTGTACCGGGGCACGCAAGATGGATGACCTTACCTTGCGGAACGCGGCCAAGATAGGCGACGTCCTGAACGTGACAGACTTGCGGGACTTCCTCGATAACTAAAAAATGGGCCTTAGCGGCTGCAACCGCTGAGGCCCGGTGCTCAATCAATCAACCCAATTAATTAACTAGAGCCCTCTTATTCTAGCAAGGGGGCTGGAATGGAGTATCTGAAATGTTTGACAACAATATGGCGTTCGGGACGCTGCGCGACTTTATGGGTGACAGTGACCTGCTGGACGCGCTTGTAAAAGCTCTTAGCGCCGATGAGCAGCGTGAGAACTTCGAGTATATCGCGCGTTGCTATGGCGTTGATCTTTCCGAGTGCGAGAGTGAGGCGTGAGATGAAGTTCGACGACATGATCTACAAGGAGATCACTTGGTTTAATGCAAGTGAGATCGCGGAACATGACACGTTCGACGGTATCGACTCGTACGAGCTGTTGTACAATCTCGCCACGCTTGAAGCCGGGTACAGTCTTGACGACGATCTGGACGAAGAGGCCGATAAGAGGGTACGCGATGAAGAGAGCGGCATTATCACCGTTGGCCGTTTTAGGTTCGATTCGCTGCTTGCTGAGGGGCTGGCTGAATGGTTCGGGTGCAAACAGTACGAGCTTGCGGGATACGTGCGTTCCTGTTGGCTGAGCTGTGATGGTGATTATTGGTATTTCTATTTCGTTACCGGTTGCGGCTATGACGTTATCAGCGCCGATCTTCTCGGCGGCCGTGGTGACGGCGTGGCTAAACACAAGTTCGTTGACTTCCTGAATGGTGGGGAACGCGAGTAGTCTCCCTGTATTCCGGGCTTTCGGGTGTGAGCCTATCAATCACGCCCATCAATCACCGTTGATTATCAAGAAAGGACAAACCAAAATGACTAGGCTTATTGACAACAACAAGGCAGTGGAGATCTCTATCCGTGAGTGGGATGAGGAGAACTCGCAGTACGGCCCCGACTGGGCTGCGGACTTTTTCGAGGTCGGCGGATTGAAGACCGTCGAAGGCCCAGAGCTTGCTTACATTGTGGATGACGTCGATTACTGCATCGAGTACGCGAACGACATGGTGGCCGGTGTGGGCGACTTCGCGGCAGACGGCCCGCAGCCGAATCAGGTTGTTGATGTGACGGAACTCGACCGGAGCGCATATTGCATACGTGAAATTGACCTCCATCAGCTTTCGAGGGATATCTACGGTTACGGGTTGAATGTCAAGGATACGAAAATTGTATCCGACAACACTATCGAGGTGTTTTTCATGGATGGTTCGACATGCTGTGTGGGTATCGATCCTAATTTCCCTCTTTGCGTTGACTTCTCGCATTATGCGGATGAAAGCTGTAGCGCCGATGTTGAGCTTTCGGAGGATGCCCATGATTTCGAGGGCGAGTTGGATTATCTCGCCGGCGTGAAGGACATTTGCGGCGGGTTGCGCTAGTCGCGTCTGCCGGTTTCGGTTGTTTGGTTTCGGGGCGTGGCGATTGTGCCGCGCCCTTTGTTTCCAACGTTTTTCTTTTAAAGGGGTTTATCATGCGTGATCTTGTTTTCTCGAAGTTCTTCAAGTCTGTTGCCGTGCGGTTCAAGGCTGATCGGGTGTCGGTGTTCCGTGAGGGCATTGAGGTTATGGGTTCGGCGTGGTTTGATTGGCCTGATGGCGTATCGTTCGCCGGGTCACCCGCCACGGTTGATGCTGACGTGTTGCGTAGTGTGCTTGAGTTGGCTGAGGCGCACGGCGGGTTGAGGTCCGTTGACTGTGAGCGGCTGCCGGTTGAAAGGGATGACGACGGCAAAGAGGTCGGGCGTCCCGCCATGATGCATGTCAGGTTCGCGGACGACAGCGGCTACGACTGTGAGGGCGCGGCATGTGATAATCAGTATGATCCGCGTGGTGTTCGCGCCAATTGCAGTCAGGGTGATCCGCTGTTTGCCGTGACCATGGAGTCGGGTGAGTTCGCGCGCGCTTTGAAGCTTGTCGAACCGTGTGTTTCCAAGGAGGAGCAGCGGCCCGTGCTGACTGCGGTTGACATGGACGTGGCGGGCGGCATGTTGCGCTTGCAGTCCACTGATCGTTTCCGCATGGCCGTGGCGTGCGTTCGTGGTGCCGTCATCGAACGTGATGGCGGTAAGGGGTTCGATTGTTTCGCACGTGCCACATTCCTGAAACTGTTCGCGGACAAGACGATCGGCGGTCTACGCTTGGAATACCGCAAGAACGACTGCGGCGGTGCTGTTTCTGTTGGTTGCATGGTAGCCGGGTGGAATGTTCTTATGTCTGCCACGTCTGTTGGCGAGTTTCCGAGTATCGCGCGTTGCTGGGCTTGCAAGGGGTGCAACGGCTATGGCCGTGGTTTCGTCTGCGACGTGAAACAGCTCAAGGACGCGGTGGTGAAACTCAGGACGGATCGTTATGATCCTCTGTGTTTTTCCATGGCCGCCAACGGTGTCGCGGTTTCCAACAGGCTTGGAATGTCCTATCAGCTGCCGGGTGTTGGCTGCGTGGGTGCGAGTTCGGGTGAAATGGTCACGTCGTTTTACTTGAATCCGGCGTATGTGGCCGAACTGTTGACGAGGGTTGCCGCTTTGGGTAAGTCCGTTGAGTTTCTGACTTCCACGGGGTATTCCGGTGTTTGGATCGGGCCGGTGGTTGACGTTGATGACCCGTTCGAGACGACTGGCTGGGGCGGTGAGGGATACCTTCTCATGCCTATGCGTGGTGCCTCATGTGATTTTGCGGGCGGTGAGGTCAATCCGGTTGGCACGTTCCGCCCGGACGCGCCCAAGATCAAGCCGGTGTTTGGACTTGTTGATGCGCCTGATTGGGCGTTCGTCGATTCCATCACGTCTAAGTCTAAGCGTTCTAAGCGTGAGCCGATCAAGCCTGAGCCTGAGCAGCCCGAGCCGGTCAAGCCTGAGACTGAGCCGGAACCGGTCAAGCCGGTGGAACCGGAACCGGCTGAGACCGTGGAACAGTCTAAGCAGCCCATGAGTGATCTTGGCGGTCATACCATTGTCGAGTTCGCACGTGAGTTCGAGGCCATTTACACGATGCTTCACGATTCCGACGTTTCGCCCGCTGACTATGGAGATGCGGTTACGGCGTTCGCTGATGGCGAGTATCCGGTGAATGTTCTTGAAGCGTTCAACGATTATCGCGAGGATTACGTTTCGTCTGACCGGGAGGCGGCGGCGTTCATGATGGCGTTGCAGTCCAGGGCGATGCAGCCTGAGCCTGTCACGGCTGAGATTCATGAGGTTCCGCCACGGACTGAGCCGCATGAGGTGGTTGCCACGTCCAGTGCGGTCATGGTGCGCAAGGCGGTGATTCCGGGCGGCAAATCGGTCAAGGAACTGTCCGACGTGTTCGGCGCGTATGCGCATAAGCCGCGTGGCTTCCGTGACTCCAAGGGCCGTCGTGTGGCGTATGTCGTGTTCGACGGTACGGGTGGCGTGGTCGCTTACCGCGACTGTTACACGGACGTTGACGCGCGGCTGGAAGAGCAGATTGCCGACTATCTCGCCGCCCATAATCTCAGGCTTGCCGCTTGAAAAAGAATTTGCCGCCACTGTTCGGAGCGGTGGCGGCACGTGCGATCAATCGGATCTATTGCGAAGGAGACTGTGTCTTGATGGTTTATCAGTTTTCGCGTTTCGACCGTGAGTCGAACCGTGAGTTGTGGCGGTGGCGTTCGCCTGTTTCGTTGCGGGTGGAATGGTTGTCCGCGTGGTTGAAGCGTGATCGCGGCGCGCGGTCGGGTTATCGTGCGTGGCTTTACGTGCGGGTGTCGGCCGGTGATTTGATCACGCGCGACATGTTGTCGTGGCGTGACGATCGAGGTGCCGGGATGTGGAGGCTGCGATATTACCGGGCCTCTGGTGGTGGGTATCGGCTTGAACTCACGACTCCGGCTGGCTTCTTGTATGCTTACGGTCATTCCAGTGTGATTCCTGACGTGGAGTTGGAGGCGTGGCTTATTCATGATGCCGATTTGGAGGGGCCGCAGGTGGATGTGCAACGATCATGCGCGGTCGGGCATGTTTTTTGATAACGGTGAAACGTTGGGAGAAGCCCGGCGAGGCGGAGCCACCGGCGGACGTGCAGGCATGGTTGGAAAGTATGCTCACGCAGCATGTCGAAGCGGTCGAGGCCGCTTTGGATGCGGTGGAAGAGATGACGGAAACGCAAGGGCATGCACCCAGCCATGTGGATCTGCTCTACTATCGTTCGCAGGCGCATTACGACACGTATGGCCGTGACAAGGGGGATTATGCGATAGTGAACGCGCGTTCGCGTGAGATAGGCGCGATACTCGAATCCGAGGGTATCGAAGCGCGGTTCCGTTATCCCGAGGATGATGAAGCCGGTTTGCAGCGTTTGTCGAACACTCGCTAAACGCATTTGTTGTTATCAGGGCCATTGTAGACCACTCAGGCGGCGCTTAACGCAGTGTTCTGACCATTTTGCTGACGTCGGCAAAATGGTCTACCTGTCTGTGTCATGGTGCGGGCTATGCGGCTGCCTACACGATCTCGTCTTCTACCTGTAGTTCCGTGTCCTCGTGTACGGTTGCCTTGATATCGTCGTTGGCTTGGTTCGACAAGTGCAGGATGATGTGAACGTCTTTCCTGTACATCAGTTTTCTGGGCCTGTTTTCTTCGTAGTGGAAGTAAGCCGTGAAATCGGGCATGCTGGCGTAGTCGGCGCTGATTTTTTTCAGCTTGCCTGACACGACGGTGCCATGCAAGCTGTTGATGGTGATTCGCTTGCCCAAGTGCGTGGCGTTCAGATGGTCTGCTGTGATTGTCTGCTTGTTCACCAGAGCCAACCTCCACCAATGAACCGCCAACAGTCCGAGTCCGCTTCAATCTCGATGATTCGCAAGTCCGGGAATTTCTCGCGGGCAAGCTTGTTTACGCGGGTCTCCGCTTGTTCGCGTGTCGTGTAAACGCCCATGATGCTTACAAATCCCGCGGTGTATGATGTTTCGCCCATGTGCATCGGGGGGTCAGTGAACGAATCGGGATTATATGGTTGATCCCGGTACTCGATGTATTCGTTGTGATCCTGTGCGTTCGCAGTTACTAGGTAGATTCGCATGACGCGCTCACTTTCCACTGATTTTGATTGTCTCGCTCATTCCACGTGGCCTCCTAGTTCTAGTTGGTAATTCTTTCGAAGCGTATTTCCGGGCGTGGGAATGTGCTGCCGAGGCTGTTCGTGATCTCTTCCAATTCCATGAACTCTTCGACCGACATGCTGACGCCTGTGTCCGTGTAAGCATCCGTTATCCTGACGTATTTGCGCGGTGTTGTAATCAGTTCGTAGTTTGCGCCACAGCGTTCATCATACGTATCGATGATTTGCAGGGTCACGCCATTCATGACGTTCGCCCATGTGGTTGCCCGTCGTGGGGGCTTTAGCGGATCATCTGGCTCTTCCTGGTCGGTGCTTTGATAACGGAATCCGAGTTTTACCAGCTTGTCTGCCAGTTTGCTTGTTTTCTTGGTGAAGTCGAGTGCTTTCATTGTGCCTCCTTGGTGGTGTTGTCCTGTGTCGTGTCGTCGCCGCTCATTCCGCGTAGCCTCCTATGTATTTCCAGCAGTTCGCGTCCACAACGCATTCGACGATCGGGAAAACAGTGAAGCCTTCTCTAACGAGTTCATCCGCGCGATGTTCTGCCCGGTCACGCGAACCGTAAACACCCATGATGCTGACGAACTCGCCATACTTGAGTTCCGTCTCCTCGCGAACGGTCGTCAGCCAAGAACGCTTTTCCGGTGGGAGGGTCGTGTACTCCCTGTAGCTGTCCCTGTCCCGCACGTCGGCGGTGACGATGTGGATTCTCATGATTCGCGCCATTATTCCGCTTTCTGCTTGGTGGAGAGCAGTTGCCATACGCTGTCGGTGGTTTGTCCGGCTTGTTGGAGGCCGAGCAGGAGCCGGTATACGTCCGCGATGCGGTATGTGGGGTGGCCGTTGGTTCCGCCCGCCGGTTTTAGCTGGTTGCGGTGCACCCAGCTTTTGAACGTGTTCGTGTTGACGATTTGCCCGGTGGATTGCGCGAGCAGGTCGATGATCTGGCGCATGGTGCCCGTGTAGTCCGATTCGAGTATTCTCTGGCTCATGATGCTCCGAAGGTAGTTGATGTTCCACGTGTTCTTGCATCCGCGGCATTTGACCGTGGTCGCCGTCGCGTCGGCTGTCAGCGGCGTGTTGCAGTCGGTGTTGGGGCATGTGCCGAGGTCGATGGCGTGTCCCTGGTCGAGGATGCGTGAGCACTGCTTGACGAGGATGCGTATCTGTTCGGCGTATACGGGGGTCGCCGTGGAGAGCAGGTAGTTGGTGTGTCCTGTTTCCGTGTCGAGGATTCGTTTGGCGAGGTCGGCCAGTGGCGTGATGTGCATCCATTGGATGCCCAGGCATGTGGCGAATGCCTGGAGTGTGGGTTGCACGCCGTCCAGTCCGTGTTCGTCGCGCTCGTAGAGCAGGTCGTAGATGGTTTCGCGCAGTGGCGGGGTTGCGGAGTATCCGTTTCCGCCGTTGCCGTTCATGTCCCTGTTTTTGTTGATGCGGTTGAGTTTCCCGTTTTCCAGTGATGGCAGGTGTGTTGCCAGCCATGTGAGGTTGTCGGTGAGGCGGGTTTCGCAGTTGGGGCATAGTTGGCGTTCGGGGTTCCGTTCACGCCAGCATGAGCGGGTTTTGCATTCCGGCAATCGCTTTCGGCCTTTCATTGGGTATGGGTTTCCTGGGCCAGTGCCTTGCGGCGTGCGATCGAACCGGCTTCGACGATTCTACCACGCATCTGTGAACGCAACCTAGCCGAGTCGTTCGGTCAGTTCGCTGTCAAGCAGTCCGATGATGGTGAACGCGCTGGAATGCGTGTCGGTCACGCTTTGGGAGCATGCCATGTCCGTCTCTCCAAGTGGCGTGGTTTCCATGACCAGCACCCACGGCGTGTAGTCTCCGATGATGTCGCCGATTGCTTTTCTGAGGGCTGTTTTTTGTTGTTCGGTGAGTTCAGGTTCTTCCATTTCGGTCTTCCTTGTTGAGTTCGTTCGCCGTTCGCTGCGCTAAGGTCATGTCTTGCACGTCGTCGCGTGATTCGAGGCCGAGGCGTTTCAGCGTGTGTTCGCAAGCCCATGTGTGCGTGTGCGGCGTCGTCTGTGCGATGTGCGCCATTTTGGCTCTGCGTTGGCACCAGCCTTTCCATAGTCGTGTCCAGTCGTTGACGGAGCGTGTCTCGCCGGAATGGTGTTGTGCGAATGCCGCCCATGCGTCCGACAGGTCGAGGTTCGGATGGTTTCGGATGATGTCGGCGTTGGCGTGCGCCTTCTCCCTCGCCAGCTCGAAGTCGCTTACCCCGATTTCTTTGGAGAAAGAAGAAGAATATTCTTCTTTCTCTTTCTTTGGTGTTCTGGTGTTCTGGTGTTCTGGTGTTTGTCCCGATTCTGTTTCGATTCTGCCGGCAGAAAGTGCGCAGACTGCCGGCAGACTTTCGGCAGAATACCGTTCGCGCTCACGTTTGCGTTTGGCCATGACCTGCTGACGGCTGCGGTTGTGCTCAAGATAATCGTGGATGACATAGCCGCCGTCCACGGTCTCGATCAATCCGGTCTGCTGCAATGCGTCAAGCTCCTGCACGGTGATGTCGAGCACGAATTCCGCAGTATCATCGTCCACGTAACCGTCCGTGAGATTGTCACCGCAGTAGGAAAGCATGACGACGAACGCGCCTATCGCGGAGGGCATGGTACGGCGCAGACGGCGCACCTTACGGTTAAGGTAGAAGCCGTTAGCCAACTGCACGTATCCGCGCCTAGCCATCTATCTCTCCTTCCTTCATCTTTTTCCGGTGCGCATTACGACGATCATGCTGGGGAATGGCGCCGGGCCGCCCGGTATGCCGTTCGTCTCGAACCGGAGTCGGCCTTTGAGGAACCTGACCTCCGCACGGTTGAGGATGAATTGTTGGAACCAACGTGTGTCGGTGCGGGCGGGCAGGAGCATGACGACGAGGGTGCCTTTGCGGCTGGCTTCCATGCTGCATTTGCGCACCCATTCCGCGATCGCCTTGCCGTATGGGGGATTGCAGAATACCGTCTCCCCCCCCCCATGCATGATCGAATGCGCTGTCTTCGGCTGTATAGTATTTCTGGCACTTGTGGTTCGTCGCGCTGGCGGCCGCGTCCAGAGTGAAGTGAAATTCGTCATCCAGCTTGGAGAACAGGTCGGTTGGCGTCTCCCAGTCCATGCGGTTCGACATATAGGCGGCTCCACCGGAACCGGTGAAATCGCTCATTCTGTTTCTTCTTTCATGACGGCGAGTATGGCGTCCTCGCATTCCAGTTTCGGCAGTGCCTCGCCGATGGCCTGCATGGCGTCCACAAGCCGGTACCCGCAGTACGGGCATGTGACGTAGTAGGTGCCGACGGTCTCGCCACAGTGGGCGCATTCGACGTATACGATGCTCATGATTTCTCCGTGACTGGCTTGCAGTTGTGTGGCGCTGGTGAGAGCCTGCTGGTCTGGCAAGCGTATGATCGGCTGCCGTCGCGGAGGATGATGGTGTCCGCCGTTGCTTCCGCCCAGCCGAAATAGGCGACGAGGGCGAAGAACAGTACGAAGAACAGTACGACGGCGGCGACGGCGAGTGTTTCGGCCTTGTCATCGCGACTCATTCGTTTGCCGCCTTCCTTGCGGTTTCGAGCATTATCCGAGCGTCCCTGAGATAGATGGCCTGTTCTTCCGGCCTGACCAGCGTCCAGAAACAGTCCTCACAAGGCGTGACATCTTCCCAGACTGACGCCATGTCCCGCCACAACAGCCTCTTCGCCACGGCCTCTATCTCGGCATTCGTGGGTGGCACGTTGCGGCCGCGCAGGTAAGCTTCCTGTAGATCGTCAGTGTCGCAGGAAAACTGTTCCTTGACATGCGTTCCATTCCAGTAGCGGGTCGGATACGCCTTCTCGGCTTCATCATCCGCAATGCTCAATTCGTCCTCTTTCCGTTAGCCTTGACCATAGCCCACAGGATTTCGCTTGCGGGACGTCGCCTGTATGACATGTCGTTGTAGGACTGCACATAATCGGGAATCAGTTTCGAGCCGGTCGAATCCGGTGTCAGGATCGCGTTCACGCGCTCGGGCACCATCTTGCCCATGACCAGATCGGCGCACAGTCCCTTCGTGCAGATCAGATAGTTCTGGTCGCCGTAGAACGTCAGGCCGTTGCCGCTCGTGAAGTCAGCCATGCATGACTTGACCTCGTAGAACCCGAAGCAGCCTTTCTCCACGCTTGCCGGCACCGGCTCGCCGTTGATGTTCCAAGGGGTGAAGCCCACGTAATCCACTCGCCGCTCGTCAGGCGTGTTCCGGTCGAAGTTGACCTCACTCGCCCAAAAAGCGGTCTGATTCCTCAGACGCTTCTCAACCAGCTCAGATAGCATGGCTGTAGTTTCAGCTCTGCTCATTCCATGTCCTCGCTTTGATTGGTGGTTTCGATTTCATGTTCGTCAAATGTGACTGCTAGCCGCACGTGGCTGTTCATGATTGCGATGCGACCCGGATCTTCAAACCACGTAACGCCTCCTGCGTAATACTCGCATCCGCTAGACTCGTATCCGCAGGCAAGCCCGTAGATACCGTCCCAGCGTTCTGTCCATCCGCTTTTCAGGTAGTATGTTTCGTTCGTATCGAGTTCCACGCGCAGACCCATGTCATGCGGGAGAAGATCTAACACACCGATCATTTCACATCCTTCCTCTTGTATTCGTTCACGACGTGTTTCCATTGGCTTCTTGCTGCACCCATAGGGTCGCTGTACCAGCTTGTAGAGATGTGTTTGCTGGGGCATTGAAGCCGGTATATGGTTACCGTTTCCACGGCTTTGAGGGTTTCATTGTATTTATCCGTCCGTCCTTCCGTGAGGACGGGAAGTCTGCCGCACATTGGACACCCGTATTCGTTGTGCTTGCGTTTGAGCCACATGACTATTCCTCCGTGTCTTTGTTCCGCTTTCGTCCCGTCCGAGTCAACATATAGCCGTCGAGATAGAGTTGGAACAGGCTTGCATACCGTCCGTCGTCGATGTCGTCTTCCGGTTTCGCATACAGTCCATCGTTCAGAAGCGCTACCAGCAGTCCGGTGCGTTCCTCCCGTTCGATGTGGAACGGTATCTCCTCCTGACCGTCGTAGGTCTCTCGGACGGCCACACCGTAGTCGCCAACCTGCGGGCGATTGTCCTCACTGCTGTCGTCCCAGTCGTCGTATGTGAGACAGTCCGGGTAGTCGCATGTCGCCAAGCAGGTTGTTTCCACTCTCATGCTCATTTGATGCTCCTTTCGGCTTCGCGCATGATGTGCCGCATGTCGGCGTATTCGCGTGCCGCCCAACGTTCGATCATTTCCGGTGTGGCGTTTCGTGGCAGCGGGTTCAGGCATATGCCATCCTCCAACCGTTGCATGAGCCGGATGACCTTCCGGCGACGTTTCGCAGTGAGGGTGACGTGTCTTTCGACAACCCTGACAACCACCAGCCGGTCGCACCGGTAGCAGCCGTCGAAATCCTCATCGGAGGCTTCGAGTTCCCCGACCGGACGCACCTGATACACGTCGCCTTTGCCGTACATTGACGCGTAGAGTGCGGCGTAGTCACGGTATCCGGTGCAGTACACCTGTTCCGGGTGGCCGGTGCCTTCGATGGCCGACGCGCCTTTTTCGCGTCTGGCACGGCAGATGGGGCAATCGTCGTAATTGTCCCGACCGTGCCCCGGTTCGATGATGTCGCCGGGCTTCAGGTCTGGAACCCCACCGTGGTACAGTACGCTCATGCGCTCATCTCCTTGAGTATGTTCACGGCTTTCACGCCATTGGCCAGATGCTTCTCACCGGCATTCACGCTGATGATTACCGGCTGATACACGCCTTCGACCGTCAATGATTCGCAGATTCCTTCCGTCGCGCCTCGTAGTTCCTTGCGGAGCTTCGACGGTACGTATTCCAAGTACCCGTCGATGATCGTGCCCTCGTCGAGTTGGACTATCGCCCTATGCCCGGCGAGCGTGCTCACGGGCAGCGTCAGCCAGTCCGTCAATGATTCGTGCACGTCGCTCATTGCCACATTCCTTCCTCGTCGGTGTCATGGTTGAACATCCGTGGACTCCTCCTTGAATGATGCTTTCAATGTGTCGGCGAACACTTGCAATGCGTGCTCTACCTTCTTGTCGAAATCCTTCTGCACGTGGGCTGGGATGCTGCCTTCTCTGTGGTTTCCAATCGTTGCGCCGGTGGTCACGTACATCGGTACGTCCACGCAAGCTTCCGCAATATCCATTGGCGGGTAGAACGCCGTCACATGGAATGTGATGCAGCTGGTTCCCACTTGTACTTCTTCATTCATTACCGTCTCCTTGGTTCGGTGGTTGCTCCATGTATTTCTCCAGCATCCAGTCGGGCAGATTCCCCCTCCCGATGCGTTTGATGGTCTGGTTCAATGCTTCAGACGATTTGATGCGTGCCTGCCGGTAGATTCTCTGATCTTCAGCCATGTCAAGCATGATGGAGAGCACCCATTGCCAGTACTTCTTTTTTTCCCTCACTGTTGACGCTCATTTGCTTTTCCTTGGTTCGAAGGTCTTAATAATTCGCTGCGAAGTATCGCAGGTTACGCGCACCTCGTACGGCCTGTGATGGAAGTCGGCATGCTCCTGTGCCGCATCCGATGCCTCTTGGATCGTCTCGTACACTCGGCATGTATGCAGTCCCGTATCGCCTTTCGGCCAGATGATGTAGCCGGTCCAGATGCTTGTATGCAACGTGCCCATGCCGTCTAAAAGTGGTCGAATTCGACTACTTTTATCTCCTTCGTTCTGCGCGAGATCACGCAGCTGGTCAAGATGCTTGTACCCAACGCCCATACCGTTCACTGGTATTCCTCCACGGTGTCGCAGCCGATGGTCTTGCCGCGGTCGGTCAGACAGACCCATGTCACGTCGCCGGTCCTGACCGTCTTCATGCCGTAATCGTGATGCGTAGCCGTATACCAGGACGCATAGATGCCGAATCCCATCCATAAGAGCATTGCGACGACTGATATCTCCAGTGCGATAATCAATCGTTTCTCGATCTTGTCCAATCCGTCCATCACTCTCCTTCCTTTTCGATTTTGATGGTCTCCTTGTCGTGCCGGATGATGGCCGCGATTTCGGCTTTCGGGACTTGCGGGACGAGTCTGGCGATCTCGTCCAAGGTGATGCCGTCCTCATGCCACTTGAGGATCATGCGTTCGAGGTTCTTCTTCAATGGTTCCCTCCCTTGTATGGGTTTTCGCTCGTGTGCGGTGGAAAATCACAGCCCCCGGTCTCTCCATCCGGCGGTGTAGCCCCTCTGCCATGCCTCGCGACGTTCGTGGTCCAACTGTTCTGAGCTGTGTATGGTTTCTGGTTCGTCGTCGCCTTTCTCAAGAATGTACATGAGTGTGGTGTCGCTGGTGCCAGACTTGGTATCGGCCGGGAGGCAGTCCACGCGCGTAACCTGCCAGCCCTCTCTCAGCCGATCTTGCAGGGTGTCGAAGTTCTTCAAATACCGCACTCCTCCACTCGACGGTGCCCAAAATATCGCGCAAGCCTCGTACTGGTTGCTCATTCCGCGTCCTCGCTTTGATTCGGCACCTCCGAAGGCATGGAACCGGAATAGCCGAGCATGGAACGGCAATGGTCTGCGATCTTCCCGTATGCGTTGGCCTGTCCCATCACGACACCGTATGCATCCATCTCATGTCGTGACAGAAGAGCGTTTGCAAGCCGCTGACCATCAGCCTCAAGCCGCTCGCACCAGTCGATGATCTCGTTGAGCGTCTTGTCCTTCTGGGTGACGTTGGTAGCCATATCAGTCCTCCCTATCTGGGCCAAGCGAGAGGCCGTCATTCAGCATCATGGCGAACTCCTGCAAGGTGATCAGTCGCATGGTTTTCTTCCTTCCGAGTGGTTCCGGCTTGATGATCGCCTGTATGTACGGTGGCGATAGGGCGAGCATCGCGTCCAATGTTTCCGGTGTCGTGTAGGCGTGCTGTTGGCCCAGCTTGTTGATCGAGGTAAGGCCGACGTCCGCTTTTTTCTGGACGACCCACGGGTATGGCGAGTCCATGTTTCCGGCTTCTCGGATGGCCTCGCGCATATGCTGCGGCGCGTTCATGGTCTGCGTCCATTTCACTTCGATGCACACGGGCCGGCCGTGGAAAAACACGTTGCCGATGTCCCCGATGTCCTTGCTCCCGTGCAAACGGAGGCGTTGTATGCGCAGGTCGTCCAATGCCCACTGCAAATAGGATTCCACGGCGCTCTCCATGCGCGTGCCATTGCCCTTCGCTGTCCTGCGACTGCGCTTGCGTTGCTTGCCGCTCATTGGTCGGCCTCCTGTTCTTCGGCTTCGATCTCACATTCGGGGCATGGGATGGGGCGCGCCGGATACAGCGCGCACCCATGCTCCGGGCATACCGGTTCGACGTCCGGCGGTTCTATCCATTCGCGCATCAGAATGATGGCTCTTCGGCTGGCGTGCTCCACGGATCATCGGCCGGAGCCTGCGACTGCTGCCATGCCTGCTGCGGCTGCTGCGGCTGCTGATAGCCGCCGCCGTTGGCGTTGCCGCCCTGGTATCCGCCTGACTGCATCTTCCGCACCTGAGCCGTCGCATAACGCAGTGACGGGCCGATCTCATCGACCTGAAGCTCGATGACCGTGCGGTTGGAACCGTCCTGCGCCTGATAGGAGCGCTGCTGCAAACGGCCTTGTGCGATCACGCGCATGCCCTTCGCGAGACTGTTGGCGCAATGCGCGGCCAAGTCACGCCACGCGGTGCAGCGCAGGAACAGCGCATCCCCGTCAACCCACTGGTCGGACTGCCTGTCATAGACGCGCGGAGTGGCCGCGATGCTGAAATTCGCCACCGCACCACCATTGCTGGTCGTGCGCAATTCCGGGTCGGCGGTCAGATTCCCAATGATCGTGATAACGGTCTCTCCGGCCATCACTCGGCCTCCTTCACATCGCCCGCATTCTCGACTTCGCCGTCCGCTTCCATGACCTCGGCCGTCACATCGTCCACCGCATCGGAGGCGATTACCGGCTGGAACACGTCGCTGTAGTCCGGCGTGGTCTCGTCAACGCTCGCGGCCTTCTTCGCCTCGATGCTGACCGGCATGTACTTGAAACTGCGGCGTATGATGGTCTTCTTCGCCATCTCCACGAAGTTCTTCACCCACGGTCCGGTGATCTGCTGCCTGCGGTTGCGTGGCGCGTACTTGTCGCGGTATTCGAGCAGATCGCGTTTCGACATGTAGTCGGCGTAGCGTCCGCCGTTCGGCAGTTGGACGCTCAGGTACACGAATTTCAGCTTGTCCTCGCTATGGTCGGCGTCAACGTTCACCTCGTCGGGGCATTCGATGGTCGGCACGCCGTTCTCGTCAAGCTTGAGCTTGATGTTGTCATCCTCGTAGACGGCTCGCGGCTGCGCGTAGATTCCGCTGTTCTCCAGCAGCTTCAGCATTCCCTTGTAGCCGATGACGAACGTGGCCTGCTTCTCCCCGGCCGCGTAGTTCTTGTTGCCGTAGGGGAGGATGTACGCCTGTCCCAGGCCGTCAACGTCGGACGGGCGCAAGCCCAGGGCGGCGCACTGCATGAAGCAGGAGAGGACGCTGACCGGCGTGCATTCCGCCAAGGCCGGCGTGCGGTTGATGCTGCTGATGCACATCTGCAACAATGCCTCGCTGTCGAGGTTGCCGCCGATGACCCGTGCGATCTGCGGCCATGAATGCTCCACAAGCTGCTTGAGCTTGCCCTTCGGGTTGAGCGGCTGCAACTGCTGTCCCTGTGCCTGCTGTGCGATCTGTCCCATGATTATTGCTCCTTTTCTTCGATGGATTTGAAAGCGAATCTGCGGTATGTGGCGGCTTTGACGACGTATTCCTTGCGGGTCGTCGGCTTGTATGTGGCTTGGAGGTTGCCGCAGCGCACGCCCGTATGCGAGCCGATGCGCAGGATGATCTGCTCCTGCAATTCCTTCTGAGCGGCCTTCATGTCATGAAGCATTCCGGTGGCGCTCTCGTATCTTGCGAGCAGGTCGTACAGGTCATCGTCGGCGCTTTCGTCCACGATGTCCGGCGTGGGTTCCGGGAACGCCTTCTGCACGTCCCCGCCTGTGGTGAGCTGCGGTGGCGTGCCAGAAGTGACGAAATGCCAGAAGTCGGCTGCGGCCTTGCCTATCGCGGCCATGTCCTCCACATCGGCCTTGAACGGAATCTCCACCGGCTCGTCGTCTCCAATGGCCGCGTACACGAATCCCCATGTCCATCCCGTGACGAGCATGTAGAACTCGACCTGAGCCAGGTAGTATGGCGGGATTCGGAGGTTGCCGTCCTCGTCATGCCAGTCTCCCGCTCGACGGTTGCCGGCCGTCTTGATTTCGAGGATTCCGAAACTGCCGTCCTCCCCTTGCAGGATGCCGTCAAGGGATGCGCGCAGGTATGGCCTCTCGCGGGCGATGAACTGCTTGTCGGTGCCGTCCGTGACGAGCATTTCCGGATGATTGGCGCGGAAACGCTTCCTGAGCTCGTTCTCCAAGGCATTGCCCTTGACGATCGCCCACTTGTCGGAGATGTCCTCCGGTTCCACGCGGCCGGTCTTCTCAAGCCACAGCTCATACGGTGTCTTGAAAGCGTTAAGGCCGAGGATCGTGCTCATGTCGGAACCGCCCACGCCGGCCTTCCTGCTTTTCAGCCACGCGAGATGACGTTCCGTCTTCTTGTACTGCCGGAAACGTTCGACCGTGTAGCGTTCCGTGTCCTTGAGTGGAATACGTTTCATTTTCAGACTCCCGGCTGATTGCTTGGCTTGTTTATGTCTGCTTTGATGATGTCGGCGTCGAAATAACTGACCACCAGATTGGCGATATCCAACGCGGACGTCCTGAGCTTGGTGATTTCCGCCCTGGACTCCGGCTTGATGGTGAAAACGCCACTCTCTCTATCGAACTTGAGTTTCATTTCGTCACGTCCTTGCTGTAGTTGGCTTTCAGATCCATGATTTCGCTGTTCAGCAGCTTGGCGGCGAACATGTAGGCCACCTTGTCGTTGGCTTGGTATGCGGCACGCTGCAATGCCGAGATGGAGTCGTAGATGTCGACCAGCGCGTTCGCGATGGTGGCGCGTGGGTTCCCCGGCTGGGTTTCCGGTGCTGTCCCCGTGGTGGCGGTGGTTGTCTGGCTCATTGGTTCCTCCTTGTTGGCGGCTGGTTCTGGTTTTGGTTCTGGTTTTGGTTTCCGTTGGCCGGAGAACGGGTTCTCGGCCGGTGGCAGTACGCCCTCCTTGCGGAGCGTGGCGAAATTGTTGCGTACCGTTTTCTCGGATTTGCCGACACGTCCGCTGATGATCCGCGCGTATTCGGCCGGGTCGAATGCGACGCCCTCGTTTCGGAGCCTGACTGTTTCCTCGCGGATTCTGGTCAGCGTGTCCGGTGATTGTTTCGCTTTTTTCGTGGCCGATGGCTCGAATGGCTTGCCGGTCGGCACGTATTCCCGGCCGCGTATCGCGTCTTTACGGAGGTACCCGTCGCGTACCATGTTCGCGATGTGATGGTGGATGGTGGAGCCGCTTTTCCCTAACGCCTTCGCTATGCTGCGTTCTGTCGGACGGCCTGTCTTGGACTGTTCCATCCATGTTTCGTAGACTTTCCGGTATGCGGCGTCGATGGCGGCGTCTGGCATGGGCTCCGCTACGGGTTCCGGCATGGGTTCGCTTGCCGTGGGCTCGGGTTTGCCGTGGCGGTCGAACAGCTCCTTCCTGTTCACCGCGCGCAGTTCTCCCGGCTCCAACGGTTCGCCGTTGTCGCGGAGCCTGCGGAGTTCGTCGAGTTCGGATTCCGAAAAGCGCATCATGCCCGTCACCGTGTATCCTTTCTTGTTGCCAACGTCCATGTGTATCCGTGCCTGTCCAGCATTCCCAGCATGAGCAGGCTTTTCATCTGGTACAGCACCGTGCTGTTCGGCAGTCGCAGCGTTCGCGCCACGTCGCTTGCGCTCACGTTTCCTTTCCGGCTTTGGCTGAGGCGTTTGAACGTGTCGAACACTTCGTCTCTTCTCCGATCGTGTTCCAAGGGTTTGCGTGCCCTGGTTCCGCGTAGCCGCTGTATGCGGGCGTGGTTGTCGCGAAGGAACTCGTCAACGTCGATTCCTTGTTCGGTCAGTGTGGGCTTTTCGGCTTGTTTCCGGCCTTCGTGCCCGCCACTGTTGGACTTGTGTCCGGTGATGGGCTGCCGCCAGTTCGTGCGTGATGCGCGTTCACTCATTGGTTGGATGCTCCGGTCTTGTCAATTGGTGTTCCAGTTCCTTGTTTTTCCGCCATAGTTCACGGTTCGCCGCGTCGAGCACGTCCACGGCGTGCGCGATTTTCTCCAGCAGTTCGTTCCACTTGGCCGGTGTCGTAGCCTCTGAAACACGTGCCCAATACGGTTTGTCGGATCGTCTGCCCGTCCACGTTCACTCACCGCCCAAACTGTTGCGGAGGTCTTCCATGAATCTCCGTTTGTGCGCTTCGTAGTTTTCGCGTGCGTCGGCTTTATCAAGCGCGTTCGCGATCCCGTACCTGATAACGGTCGCGTGTTGTCTGATCTTGCCGGCGTGTTTCAATGCGAGGTTCACCGCTTCATCGACTATCTGATCGCCGTTGGCGTCCACGCTGGCGACGTATGCGACGAGCTTGTCCGCGGCGGCGAGTATGAGTCCCGCCGTTTCGCTGAGCTGGTGTGCCGTTTCCAAGCGTGTGAGTCTCCTGCCAAGACGTTCCGGACTGGTGTTTTCCATGGTGTTCTCCGATCTGTTGATGGTTTGCGTGGGTGGTGCGGGAGTCGAACCCGCCGGTCGGAACCGTGTTCGGTGCCCTCAGTCTTCCGGCTTCGCATGGGGAAAGGAGGTTTTGAAAGCCCGTACGATGCCGGTGGACGGTTCCTGTCGTGCCGTTCCACCCGAAGTCCCATACGCCAATCGCACTAAGCGCATGGGAAGCATTTGTTTTGACGTCATGCCTTCGGTGGCGTGAGCAGGTCGGTCATGGCCGGGCGTCCTGCAAATCTCCATTGGGGTCGATGTGGAGGCCGGTGAGCATTTCCGGGGTGTCGTTGCCGCCGCCGCGTTCGATGCGACGTTTGAGCGCCTTGTCGATGGCCTGGCATGCGAGTCGGGCGAAGAGCGCGGTGGACTCGCGCATGTTGCCGGCCAGGCGGACGCCGATCAGGCCGCCGTTGAGTGCGTCCAGTGGCATGTCGAGTGTGCAGATGAGCACGGGGTCGGATTCCGGGTTGTCGGGGTCGATGTCGACGCAGAGCGCCCATGTTGCAACCTGTGGTTTGTTTTCGTTCATGATGTGGTTTCCTTCTTGAAAAGTTCCTTGTTGTCCTCCACGAGTTGAATCCCTTCGCCGATCCATCTCATGACCGGAACGGCCATTGAATTCCCCAACGCCTTGTATCGTGGCCCGTCCGGCGCGTGCTCCCTGCCGCGCCATGGAATGTCAGTCCACCCATCAGGGAATCCTTGAAGCCGTTCGCATTCCAATGGGGTTAGTCTTCTGACGGTTAACCCGTCCATATGTGAATCCTCCGTATGTAGAAACTGGTCGTTGTGCGTGCTGAGCGTGGCGGAAAGCTCAGACTGTCCAAGAAACCCCTTACCCACCTTGCTTTCCCTCCGCGTATTTTGAATGCGAGACTCATGTTCGCCTCCTGTCGATCAGTAGTCGCCCGCCGTTGATGGACTGGTTGTCGATGAACCGTTTGCTTCCGTCCGTGGCGCACAGCGCGGGGAACACGTCATCTCCGTTGCTTGTCATGATGGGTATATGATCGGCGCGTCCTTCGCGGAGTGCGCCATCAAGGTCGGCGCGAGGTCGGAGTCCAATGCGGCGTTCGCCTGGCTGTCCGCCCGGCACATCACTTCTCTCTCGATTTCAGCCACCGCATGTCTATCAGTGGAAGTCAATGTGAAAGCGCCGTTTTCGTCCGGGTCGGCAACACCAAGCTGGTGCCCGCCGTTCATTGATCCGCGACCGATGATGTTTCCTGCCACCTCGTAGATGGCTGGATTATGGGCAGTGCTCAATGTCGGGCTCACATCGCCGATCGCCAGGCTGCGCGAGCGCTCCCCTTGATTCCATTTGGACGCTTTCACAAGTGGGACATTGTTCCCACCGGTTCCCATGTGAGAGGTGAGAGTGTTTGAGTGGAAGTCCAGCATGACAGCCGACTGATCCTGCCCACCGTTCTCACGAGCCTGCAATGTCGGGGCGATTCCGTCGGACGAGTACACTCTCCGAGACTGGTTCTCGCCGTGGGTCAAGTTTCCAATGCCTGAATCTGCGTTTCCAACGCCGCCAGCAGTTCCTCCGGCAAGGCTTTTCCTCTTCTCTCGGCTCGACTGATGATCCCAGCACAGGCTTTCGCGCTCAAAAAGAACCGGGGCGGCACGTCGCCAGTCTCTAGTGTTGACGACAAGGAACACACGCTCGCGTCGTTGGGCCACACCGAAGAACTGAGCGTCCAGCACTCGCCATGCACCCCCCCCATCAGGCCAGAGTTCGGCCACGGCTTCAAGGAGCGACTGGAAAGCCCGTCCGTGTTCAGCCGACAGTACTCCGGGCACGTTCTCCCAGATGATCCATTCCGGATCAATTTCTGCGCAAGCTCGGAGATATTCGAGCATGAGCTGGCCGCGTGGATCGTCCAGAGCCTTCCTGAGTCCGGCGATGCTGAATGCCTGGCAGGGGCTTCCTCCCACAACGACATCTGCCGCATGGTGGTATTGTTTCCAGTCAACTTTGGTCATGTCTCCTAAATCTGGTACTTCCGGGTTGTGTTGTCTGAGCACGGCTTTTGGGAATGGTTCGATTTCCGCGTATGCGATTGGTTTCCACCCGAGCTGGCGCCATGCGACGGTGGCGGCTTCGATTCCGCTGAACAGGCTGATGTAGCGTATCGTGCTCATGCTTCACCTCCGATGCGTGCGTTGATGTGGTTGAGGTTGTCGCTCATTGTTTTTCCTTTGCTTGTTGCAAGTTGTGGGCCCCACCCTGACGAGTGGATGGGGCTGAGTGGCTGGCATTGGAGTCGGACCGATGCCGTTCTTGGATTCCGAACGCCCCTTTGACTGTTGGAGCATGCTGAGCATGCTGGCTGCCGGTGGCGCGGCCGACGGCGAGTGAAAAACCGTCAGGCGGATTTGGAAGGGTTTGCAGGTACCGGAGTGCCCGCGTTTCTTGATAGAGAGAGAAGATGATTGGAATCCGTGGACGGGCGAACCGTCGCCCAGCCAATGCGCCGACAGTGTATGGATGTCCGCGAAACGCCCCTGATCGGTTTGTTTTGTTGGACTGTCGGCTGGCGGGAGTCTTAGTCGCGTGGGGCGAACCGTATGGTCAGCCATAGGCCGGTCAGCAGGTAGATGATGCCGGCGAGGACGGTGGCGGTCTGGGAGTCCGCCGTCCGCCACGTGAACAGCAGTGTCGCCGATGCGGTGCAGGCGATGACGGCGATCAGGGTCTTGACGCGGCGGAGCGTGTAGTTCGGCTTCGTGGCTTCGGGTTTGCTGCTGTGGTTGGTCATTTGGTTTCCTCCATTTCCTTGAGGATTCGATTGCATTCGCGTCTGATGCGTTGCACGTCGGTCTTGCTCAGGATGACGTCGAAGTTGCCGTCCGAGGTGCGGAAGCTCATTTGCGCCATCGTCACCCTGTTTGTGGCGAATGTCTTGATTTCGAAGCCTCCGTCGTCCATCCAGCTCATCTTGTGTTTCCCACCTTGTTGTTGAGCTGGTAGGCGATGTCTTCGATTTCCGCTGGCGTGAAGTCCGCGAGGGTGATGTCTTGGATGCCGTCCACGAGGCTGGCGCTGCCGTCCTCGTTGATGCGAACGTAGAAGCCGCTTGATGCTAGCAGCAGGCATCCGGTCTCGTGGAGTGTCGGCGGTGCCGGCGGGTTGAGTAGTTGGCTGGTCATTTATGCGCTTCCTTGACGATCGTGTCGATGATGACGTCCACGAGGTCGGGCACGTCGATGTTCATCGGTCCGGTGATGTGGCCGAAGAGCCGGCTCGCGTAGATTTCATCCCACTGTTCCGCGTATTGCGGGCGAATCATGTCGCCATGCTCGGCGAATTCGTCGAAGACGGCTTCCACGCAGGCCTTGCGCAGGTCTTTGTTGTAGGTCTTGCTGTCCATCGGATGCTCCTTTGATGGTTTGCGGGCGGGGGTTTGTCTTATCGGTGGCAGAGTTCGTCGTATCGGTCGAGGATCGCTGATTTCTTGTAGGTGACTGTCTTGCCGCCTTGACGGTCACCGCATACCCCGTAGAGTTCGGTGAACTTGTCGATTCCGAGGTTGAGGAATCTTGCGGCTTCCTCCTTGTTGAGGATTTCTTCTTCTATGATGATTTGCCTGTCTGTCATAATGTGTCCTTTGGTTCCGGCTCGTTGTGCGGGCAGTAGCGGCTGATGAAGTACGTCTGGCCTTTGCCGGTGACCTTCGCGGTGCGGTTGATGGTCACGTGGCCGTCCGAGTGGGTGATGGCGGTTTCCTTGATGCGGAACAGTCCCAAGTCCATGGCCTTCTGGGTTGGCACGTTGCGGTTGGAGCCGGTCCTGCCGAGATACCCGTCCTGTCGCAGGATCTCGAACAGTCGGTTCTGGCCGATGTCCAAACCGTTCTGGCGCAGCATCTTCGCCAGTTCCCCGATCAGGCACGTGCCATCCGAAGCGGCTACGGCATCCGCGAATCGTGCCTTGGGTTCCAGTTCTTTGATTTGCGCGTCCTTGGCTTGGAGCTGCTGGTTCTTGCGTTCGATGGTCTTCTGTGCGACGAGCACGGCACGGGCCATGATGTCCTCGTCCGAATCGGTATCGGAAACGCGGATTGCGCCACCCTCGTTGAAATACTTGTCAAGGGCTTCGGCGGCTTCCTGCTGGTAGACGGTCACGTTGTGGCGCGCCTGTTCGTCGCTGAGTCGGTTCGTGTCGATGGTGGCGAGCCACATGGTCAACGTCTTGCGGCTGATTGCCACCATGTCACGTTGTTTGCCGTCTGCGCCAACTGTTCGTATCATACGAATGGTTGCCCATGGCGTTCTGTTGAGTCGTTCCCACTGTCCGTTGTATGCGATGCCGATGTCCTCGCAGATCGGTTTCAATGCCGCGTAGATTTCACCGTCATCGAACCTTTGCGCGATCATCATGCTCCCGTTGAACGGGACTTCGACGATATCGTTGCTCATTTGGTTGCCTCCGCGTAGAGAATGTCGATCATGTCAGTGGTGTTGTATTTGGCTTGGAGTTCTTTGGAGCCTCTGCGCATGGCTTTCACTGAATCTTCTGGAATGTTCACCGTTCCTGTGGTTTCGTCTTCCATATCATCGGGGATGAAGGTGGTGAACGTATCCTCTGGCAGTTTTGTGAGGAGGCTTAGCGCTTTAGTGGATAGGCACCCTTCTCCTCGCAGATTGCGCAGGTAGCCGTTATCGGTGAGGTATTCGAGCTTCTGTTGTCTGGTTTCGTGTGGCGTGATGATTTTCATTGTGGTTCCTTGGCGTGTGTGGTTAGGCGGTTTGTTTGATTTGGGCGATTTCGCCGGGTTGGAAGCCGAATGCTTTGTAGAGTCCTATGAGCATGAGTGGTGTGCATTCGTTTGTTTTTTTGGCTCTGGCTAGGACGCTTTCGCTGACTCCTATTGCTCCGGCGAAGGCTTCGTCTGTTTTGAGGCCGCTCATTTGTTTGGTTCGGTCTAGGAAGCCGTCTCGGAACTGCATTTTGTATTCAGCCATCAGTGATTCCTTTCGCAACCTGCAATATTTCTTTTGCTTTCTGCAATTCATATAATCGCATATTGCGAAAAAAGTCAAGCGAGAAGCGACACTCGGCGTGTTGCGAGTTTGGAAGAAGTATTGCATAATGCAAAACATGAGTATTGCAACATGGTATAAAAAGACAGTCGGGTCAGATACGGTTAACACCGTGGCTGACAACACCGGAATCGTCCCTTCATCCCTTTATCGGCAGCTCCCAGAGAAACTCTCTCCGGAAAATGTCGTGAAAATCGCCCGCGCATACGGAGTTTCAGCTATAAACGGTCTAGTCGCGCTTGGGCTGCTGGATGACAGCGATATATCACAACTACAAATATCAGATGCACTAATAAACGCTTCGAATGACGAGCTGCTTCAGGAACTCGCACGCCGTCTCAAGGAAAACGCGGACGCCGACTGGGCGAACAGTCCGATCATCTACCGCGAAGAATTCGACATGGCCGCGAACGACGATCCGAACGCGAGGCTCGAAGCCGAAACACCGGAAGACTGACGACAGCGATGAATATGGCGGCGGCATTCAATCATGATGCCGCCGCCTAATAATACGAAGGGAACAATGTCACGAATCACCATCGACGTTTTGGAACGTCAGGCCGAGCACATGGGTTTGAAGGTTTTGGAATCCGATATTCCCGGCACTACCTGCGGATTGTATTGCGACCGGCTGAACACGATATGGCTTGCCGACTGGTTGAACGACCGGCAGAGGCTCTGCACCCTATGCCATGAGCTTGTACATGCGAAGTATCGTGATCTTGGCTGTGGCACGCGGTTCGGCGTGAAGTGCGAGCGTAGGGCGCGACGCGAGACGGCGTTGACGTTGATAAGCCCGGCCGAGTTCGCCATGGCCGAACGGATGTGGGACGGCGACACCTGGCATATGGCAGCCGAATTGAACGTGACCACGCAGGTGCTTGAGGATTACCGGCGACTGTTGGAGGAACGGTCGCGTATCGCATGATTTTTCGTTCCGGCTCTATTGTAAAAGAATGTTATATATGTATATATGTTTAGTTTCGCTTATATCTACAGCGTCAAAGGCGGTAAAAATAAGTAGATACACCGCTTATAAGTAGAACATATGGTATAGTTAAAGAAACAGCAGAAAAAAGCCCTCCGAAGCTCTAGACCAGCTTCGGAGGGCAAATGGAAAACCCTATACGATTCTCCACGCACCAGTCTAACCCGAGGCGTGGAGGGAAAGCGATGGACTTCGTGGGATACCGCAATACGAAGCTCGTTGAGCAACTGACAAGGCAAGGCCGCATCACCAAGACATTCAAAGGCAAGCGCACATTCGACTCCGACCAGTTCGCACTGCTGTACATGATGGCGTCCGCCACCTACGACTGGCCTTTGGATGACAAGACGCAAGGCTTGGGCAAAATGCCTCGCATCTACGCCTACGGCTGGCTGGAGATGGCACGCGCCCTCGGCATGACCCTCCCCGACGGCATCGAAGAGATCGAGGTCATCGGGAACGAGCCAAGAGCACCGAAACTGGAGAACGCGGCCTACCAGCGCATAAGCAAGGCCGCGAAGAAGCTTGAGGCGAACGGTCTTATCAAATGCCTGCGCAAAGGAAGCCCGCAGAAACGCAACAACGCCGTCTGGCTGCTCACCATCGGCACACCGGAGGAAAATTCCGAGGTCGAAGCCTACGTGCGACAGCACATGTACCTCTGATTCTGTGGCGCACGCGCGCCGAACCGGACGTGACAGGCAGATTCTCAAGGATGGCCTGTTCGAGAAACGCCCGTGATTCATCAGCCGTCAATTGGGGGGATAATCCTTGTTGAGACATATTGCAGGAGAGCAAGGAGGACACCATGGGCGAACCACAACCGAGGCCACTGCGACGGTCGCAGCTTCGACCCGGCCACGGCGACAGAGAACTTCCACACCTCATAAGTATCAGCCACCGTCACACGATGCAACAGCTTGCCCGGCCTCACCGGCTCCACCCTCGTCATCGGACAGAACCGGTCGCCAAGAAGCTTCATGGCGCGTTCCATATCATCGCTGAAACCACGATAATCCTTGCCGATCCGCTTGACGGCCTTGGAACAGTATCCCCTATCATCACATTGCATCGGAGAAATCCGTCTCCCTGTAGAAGGCAAGTTCGAAAGGTATGCTTTCCTTCTCCCCGACGGCTCTCCACGGAGCCTCGCCATGCGAACGAAGTTCCAGCTCGCGGCCGCTCGACGCCCCGTAATGGCGGATGACACGTTCGAGAATGCGCTTGTCATCCTCATCGAAGACGCTCATGTCCGGTTTGACGTCGGAGGAATACACCGTGGTGGGGCGGTACATGTCGTATTCCCGTACTTCCTCGACGTTGATTCTGCCCTGCCGACGCATACGCTCCACCACGTCCTGGAATCGGTCAGGCACTGGCCCCATGGGGCGATGCCTGTACGAATCACCGGTGATCGTCTCCATGGATTCCTTGTATTCGAACCGGTCGAAGTCCACGTAGTAGAGGAGTTTCGCCAGTTTCTTCTTGCCGTGAATCATCCCATCTCGCATGTTTGCGATCAGATAGAGGATGACGTTCTCGTATTTTTGCTCGTCGATAGCCATGACGTTCACCTCCAACTCCCGCTAGTGAAAAATTATACAATCGGATAAGAATACTCGCCAGAGCAGATTAGCGCAAATCTCCGCGCTGCCGCATTCTCATCATTGCTTTATGCGGCCTTGTTTGATGTGGTTTTCAGAGAAAGATCACTGAATTCAGAGAAAGATCACTGAATTCAGAGAAAAAGAGACCCCGGACACCCGCATACCGCGAGTGCCGGGGTGTGAATGTTTTAATCGTTTTTCTTGTTCCTGATCGCCTGTATCAGGCTTGAGCCCGAGGCGAGAAGACCGGCGATGCCGCCTATGACGGCCGCCGCGTTGTTCCTGTTGAGGACACCTGTGAAGCAGATGACCCATGGTAGTGCGGACATGCTGGCGGATGTGATGAGGACCGCCCATGATTCAAGCGCCGACGAGCGCAGCATCGCCTTGTTTTTGGTACGTACGGTTTCTTCCGACATGCGCATAATGCGTTCGGGAAACGTCGGATCGACGGTTTTGAAACCGGCCATATCCTCCGGCGACGGGGTTGGCCCGCCCCAGAGCGCCGCGCCTATTATCGTCTGTCGTCCATTACCGTCCTGCGGGTCGCCTCGCCCATCGACATCATGATCAGTCTGGCCGACGACGTCTCCACGTCCGTTCCCGCTATCTTTTTTTTGATTCGGTTGAATTCCGTTGTCGGATTCGGCGCCATCACGAGGGATATCCCTCTGCGTATCCCCTTGGTCAAAGCGTTTGTCTTCATGCTCATCGTCCACGGCACCTCCTTGCTTTCGTCTTCAATTTACCGGCGAGCGCGTGGCTTCGTCAATGTTTCTTCGCGATCTGGATAATCCTGACACATTCATTTCGGCGCATTGCGCCTTGTAAAAGAATGTTAAAACATGTAGTACATGTATATGTATAGTCATGACTATATCGACTTACCGCTTTTTAGCTTCGTCCGTTATATGCGGTGTATAAAAATGGCTATATGTTGTTGTAGTATTATTCTTCAGATAAAAGAAAAGCCCGCGCGGTTGGTCAGAACCACGCGGGCAGACGGAAAACCCAACACGATTCTCCACAGCCGATAATACCGCAAGCCGTGGAGGGAAAGATGCAGGAAGAAATGGGATACCAGAACGTGCAAGCCGTCCACGAGCTCGCGAAAAAAGGAAGGCTCGCATACCAGCGCGGAGACAATCTCGGCATCTACACGCTCGCAGACCTCCTGCTCACATACATGGCCGGGCAAACCTACGACTGGGACCGCGAACGCAACCAGCCGCCCAAGAAGCTGCGCAATGCCAACGTCCCATGCCGCTACTACACGCTCGGCTGGCGCTCATTCGCCTACGACTACGCCATGATTCTGCTCACCCCGGAGCAGGCCATGAGCGAAGACGCAGACAAGATCATGCGCAGGCGCGAACTCAACGCGAGGAAGCAGGTCAGCGACGCCTTCGTCTGGCTTCAGGGGCGTGGCGTGATAAAGAAGCTGGAGCCCGCGTCGCTCGGCAACAACGCGGGCTTCCTCCTCCTGCTTGGCGACGACGAGGAGAACCGGGCCGTGGAACGGTGGGCGCGCCAATGCCTCGGACTGCCAATGAGCCGGTAGCCGCACGCGCCCATCCGAGCCCGCATCAGCCGTTGGACTGCAACGCCTCTCCCGCGTTCCATGACCGTTTGTCCGCGGGCTCCAACTGTCTCAGGTCGAGCGCCGCGCCCATCGTCTCCATCGCCGTCAACCGCTCCTGCAAACCGGCATGACGGTAATGCTCCACCATCAAACGGCTGGAATGCCCCACGATCTCCTCCACCAACCCGTAATCCACGCCCATGCTCATGAGGATGGTCACGACCGTATGGCGCGTCTCATGCCGGCTGCGATGCTCCGCATTGGGCACGCCCGCGCTCTCCAGGAGCCGGCGGAAGTTCCCGATGTCTTCCTCCGGTTCGATGGGCGTCCCGTCATCATGCCGGAACAGCAACCCATACGGGTTCGGCATGTCACCGGTCGCTTCGAGATACGCCTCTAGCGTCTGGGCCAGCACCGGGATGATCGGCACCTTCCTGCCGCGCTTCGATTTCGGCGGGGTGAGGCACCACCTGCCCTCCAGTTCGATCATGTCGAAGCCGTCCGGGATGCGCCACCGCCATCGGGGGCACGAGGCGCCGCGCCTGAACCCGCACGGGTAGACGCCACGCCTGTCCGGATCGCCGCACCCATGCTCTTTCTTCAGTTCCTCCAGCTTCCAGTTGACGGTGTATTCGCCGTATGGCACGCCGTTCATCCGGCCCAGTTCGAGGTCTTGGACGGATGCGCCGAGTATTTCGCCCGGACGCATGCCGGTGCACAGCCTGAACCATTCCTTCGCCCCGTCCCTCACGCCCAGATCGTTGGCGGCCTTCAGGATGCGCCTGGCCTCGTCCACGGTGAATGCGGTGCGTTCGTTGGCGTCGTTCTTGCGGCTGTCCGCCAGACTGATGTCCTTGTCCTTCGGGGTCGGGACGCCGCCCATCGGGTTGGTGGGCAGGATGCGGTCCGACACGGCCGACTTGCATATCTGGTTCAACGTGGTGTGCACCTGCCTGCGTAGGCTCAGGCTGGCTTTCACCCGCTGTTCCTTGCCGTTGACTCTCTTGGTTATGCGCAGTCCGTTGACGATGCGGTCGCACGCCACGCTGGTCAGGTTCGCCAGTTTCTGCCGGTGGTATGGGAGCAGGTGCTTGCGGACGATGGTCCGATAGTTGGCGAACGTTTTCGGGTCCGCGTCGCGTTCGCGGCGTTCGAGCCATTGTTCGGCGTATGTCCCGAGCGTGACAGAGCTGTTGTTGGCGCTGCCGAATCTGGCCCGTTCCTGTAGCAGTTCCGTCAGCCGCTTGTTGGCGTCAGCGTATTTTTTGCGGCTGTATGCCTTGCCGTCGATCTTGAACTCGTAGCTGGCGTAGATTTTTACGGTTCCGTCGGACAGTCTCTTCCGGCGTTCGACCCGATATGGGTAGACGATGCCGTTTCTTGCTTTGCGTACCAT